GACGGCCCTGTGAACGACGTAAGTCTACATACTCGTTCATAGCTTCTTCTGCGGTGCCTTCATAGGCACCAAAGTCATCGATATGCCAAGCCGCGCCCCAACGGATCTTAACTCCGCAATCCTTGGCGGCATCCTTCATGGCGTCTGCGATCTCATCATAGAGGTTCAGTTCCCATCTGCCCCCGTCAATATATGCCATTAAATCAACGGCATAGCCGCCGAGGTGCTTGCTTTTCATCGTTTGAGAAGCACCTTTCGCAACCAAGGCTTCCTGCTCCTTGCGAGTTCTAAGACCGCAAATCACACTAAAATCCTGTTCGGAACGCCCAATGGCGCTGCGGACAACTGTCTGTAACGAGGGATCAACGCCCTCTAGCCGCTCGTTGCTACGGTTTCCCAGTTTGTATGTCATTTCATTTCCTCTTGAACAAAGCCTGCGCACCGCGAACACCAAAACTGGCGCTTATTGCGATACCTAAACTATAAAAATACCAGTCGGGCGCTTTGGAAAGTTGTTCAAAGCCACGATCAACCCAGCCCTCTGCACCGGGTATGAAGGCCAAGACAAGCGGGATTGACAGAACAATTACAAACCACTCGTCTTTCCAGCTTGATTTCGCGCCCTCTGCCATAATGCGCTCCCAATCGGCAACGCTAGTCTCTTTCGACAAAAGTATTTGCGCTTTCGCCTTAGCCTCTGTGAGCTTTAGCTCCGCGGCGGCAGCGTTCTTGTCAGCTTTACCCTGCAACCACGAGCCTGCGAGGTTGGCTATCGGTCCTAGTGCGGCAGTGAATATACTCATTTTCTACCCATCCACGCTGTTGCGCCCATGAAAGCACCGACAATCCCTGCGCCTGAAATGTAGAACAAGTTAGAAATGTCGCTCAGTGCCGTAACACGATCCAGAGGTATAAAGAACATTGTGACCGTAAAGACACCCATACCAATTAAAGTCCACCGAGCCATGCGAAGCTGCGCCAAATGTTTGCGCAGCGCATCCTCAGTTTCTCTAATCTCTTTGGCCTTCGTCATCTCGGCATCCGATACAACGCCATCACCATTCATATCGTAAGCATCGTACTTACTTTGATCTTCCAGCTTCTTTGCCGCCATCTTCTAAACTCCTTGCATACGCTATTGCGTGGTGCTTGTGGTGCGTTATTATAACAACTTTTCCGTATTTGTCATATACAACGTAATCTCCTCGTTTATTTTGGAATAACCTCAAAGCAATAAACCGTTGTTTGACTCGTAGTTATCAAAACTTTTGCATCTTCAAGTGCTTCTTCGCACTCGCTCTGAGTGGGAAACTGATTGAGTTGATAGTGTTCAATATTGTTATTGATAACTTGAAACCAGATTAAAAACCACATCACCAACGCCCCTGATAACGGCCCCAGTAATAGAAGCCTGTGACAATCCCTAAAGCCGCAATGATGAATACAACTGAGCCAATAACAAAATTAATGACGTTGTCTATCATCTCCTGCTTCTTATAAGCCTCTTCTCGACGTATTCTACGCATCTCGCCCTCTATAGCAAGCACCTCTTCCCAAGCAGATGGCCCGTAAGTCCATGATATGTGGTCTTTTATTTCCTTCCTCATGGCCTCCATCTTCTTTTTCTGAGCAAAGATTTCAATGGCGCTGGAGCTGTTATCCGCCATCATCTTGTAAAAAGGAGGGTTTTTTGTTTTGTCTTCAGCGTACTGAAAATCAGAAAAAGCGGCACCCCATTTCGCTAGGGTGCCGCTCATTTCTTGAATATCCTTGCCCGCACTTATACCCTGTTTCAGAATATTAAATGCGCTAGTAGCTAGACCGACCGCTGTTAAGGGATCAATCATTTACCTCTCCATCAAGCGATCTATTTTTTCCTCTATCCTGTCAAACTTATTCATAATCTGAGACAGGACCTCGGAACTATCTGACTTTGTTACATATTCTTTTGCTATGTCTTCCCGAGTCCGGTTTAAAAGAATCTGAACTCGGCGAAGCTCTTCGTGCTGAGTCTTAGCCCACCAAACAACAAAGCCTAACGCCGCGGTTAATCCGACATTCCAAAGTTCCGACATGTCCACCGATCAACACTCGATGTAGCCGCCACCCTTTTTGGCCGCTCCCATTCCACGAGCAACGCCGCGACGACCCGACATGGACGGAACCTTAACATCCGCAGTATTCCCGTAAGGGATGCGGCCTTGGCCCTTAATATCCGCGTAAGGAACCGCTTTCGGAGCGGGACCCGGTGCTGAACCGTTTACCTTTACTTTAGCCATTGTTCTGTCCTTTCTGTGGAAGTTTCCGCATACCCGGACCCATTTTTTGGCCCTTCTGCGGTTTTTTCGGCATACCCGGACCCACTCTACCCATGCTTTTAGGAGGACCGTCCGCAGCCAAAGTTGCATTAACATACGCTTCAAGCGTATCAAAGTCAGTTATTTTTGGAGCTTTATTACCCGCCATTGTTCTGTCCTCTCTGTTTTAACAACTCGCGTTGCATAGCACTCTCAATCCGTTTGTCCGTCTGATTCTCTTGACTTGCCAGACGCTGCTGGAACTGCTCGGCCCGCATCTGCTGGTTCTGAGCGTCAAGCTGCAACTTCGCTTGATCTAACTGAGAATCCGCCTGCTCGGACTGAGCCTTTATCTCCAACTCTTTCTCTTTCAACTGTAGCAAAGGATCGGGACCCTGACCAGAGACTTGTCCAGAAAGCTGCTTGACCTGTTGCATACCCTCCGCAACAAACTGTGCAACCATCATCTGATACTGCATCTCTTGCTGATCCGCGGGCAGCGGTCCAGCTTGCTGCATCTGAGACATAGCCTGCTCTTCCGCACCAATCTTAACGTGCTCCATAATGTGCTTCTGCATAGACAAAGCAACAGGAGGTAACTGACCAACCATCGGACTCGCGCCAAATACCAAGTGAGCCATGATGTGCGCTTGGTGATTCTGACCCGGAAACGCTTCCAGCTTCATGTTGTCCAAAGCGTTGATGTTTTCCTGCGCAGGGTCCAAAGGAATCGAATCCTCGTCAGGAACCGACTTCATTAAACGATCCACATCCGTAACACCCAAAGCCTCATACATGTCACGGAAAACCTCGTGCATGTTGTGCATCTCAGGAGCCTGAGTAGCTAACTGCAACTTCGTCTGAGCCAACAAAATACGCTGAGACTGACTGAAAGCATTCGGGTTCGAAACAGGAATAACGTCCACACGGTCATCAAAGTCCGTTGCCATAACCGACTGATCCGCACCCTCAATGCTATAAGGATACTCTTGAGGTAAAGTCTCGCTCATAACACGAGCCAAAATCTTGAACTCCTGACGCATCGCATAATGAAGCCGCTTGTGAACAGCACTCATAACACGAGAACCCTGCTCCAACATCGCTATAGTAGTTCCGACGGCCGCGCCCTGATTGCCGTCGCCAACCTTCATATCAGTAATCGTCGCAAACCGCTGACCAGCCTGAACAACAAAACCCAACAACTGAAACAACGTCTGATCCGGTCCCTTGAAAGGCAACGGCATCAAACTGTCACGAATAGCACCGCCCGGAGCGTCAACATCCCTAAACTCACCCGGCTGTAAAGGCTCATCGTCGTCCCTGATCCGCAGGCCGCGGGCCTTGAAACCCGCAGGAAGATTCGACAACGTGCCAGCGTCAATCAATTGACGAAGTGAAGATGTAGCTGTGCGCGACAAACCACCAATAGTATGAATCAAGCCAAGACCGTAAAAACCAAACCCCGGCAAAAACTTGTAATGAACAAAATACTGTATCTTCTTACGTTGCTCATCATCCTCTAAGTAATTGCGGCGGACAGACAACACCTGACCGTTGTCCTGAGAAATCGTAACAATGTAAGGCAACTTAATACCAGTAGGCTCGCCCTCTTCATCACGGTCCTCGTAACCCTCTAAGTCCAAATCAACATGACACTCCAGCAAAGTGCAGTCATAATCGATCTGAGAGCTCTCCATGCCGTTAATACGGTCCATTTCAGTCTCTACAGAGTCCAAATCTTGCTGAACCGGAGTCACAGGAATGTCTAAATAAAAGCCGCCGACCTGCATCTTGCGCAAATCGTTCAAACCCATGCGGACAACCTGCGTGATATTAGGACAAGTGTCCAAGTCAGAAGTCTCATAAGGAACAACTAACTGCTCCGCAGGCACAAACTTACTAACAATCCGGCCCAGAGCCTCGTCAAAGTAAACCTTCTTAAACGTACTCCCCGCCAGCGGTAAATAAAACAGCATCTGATCCATGTCAGGAGTGTAATCCTCCATAACATTTGTAATGTAATAGTTCATAAACTGCTTGACACGTTGCGATTGTGCAACTTTCTCCACAGTTTCCTGCCCCATA